CCTATGCAGTTATAGCAAACGATTCAGTACAGACTCTCGGTACATGGATGGCATCAAACAATGAGAGATTCAACTACAAAACATTATGGATTGCAGCAAGCGCAGTTCTATTAGCCACACTATGGTATGGCTGGCATGTAAATGGTGGAGACATCAGTTATGGACGACTAAACAAAATCCCATGGCAAGAGGTACAATGGTATCACGCAGCCGCACCTGCTATTCTTGTAGCACTTACAAGGATGGGCGTACCAGTTAGCACAAGTTTCTTAGTGCTATCGGTATTTGCTTCAACCTTTGTGTTGGAGAAGATGCTTATGAAATCAATCATGGGCTATGGTGTAGCAGCAGGCTTTGCATATGTAGTATGGTTTGCAATACACAAATATTTTGGCAAATGGTATGATGAGACAGCACCTGTCACAGAAAGCAACAAGAAGTTTTGGCGCATTGCTCAATGGGTAGCAACAGGCGGCCTGTGGTGGACATGGCTGAGTCATGACATGGCAAACATTGCAGTGTTCCTTCCACGTGAAGTTCCACTGGACCTAATGTTCCTAGTCAGCGCAGTGTTTGTAGGCGGCTTGTTCTTTATGTTTAAAGAACGTGGCGGCAAGATCCAACAGATTGTATTAGAGAAACACAACACAAGATACGTGCGTAGTGCAACGTTGATTGACTTGTTCTATTGGTTGTGCTTGTACTTCTTCAAAGAGCTGAATGACATTCCAATGAGTACAACATGGGTGTTCGTAGGCTTGTTAGCAGGACGTGAGTTGGCTATGGCAACATACTTTGGCAAGAAGAAAACCAAGAGTGTGTTTCCGTTAGTAGCAAAGGACTTTGGTAAGATGATGGTAGGATTGGGTGCAAGTGTTGCACTAGTTCTTGCTATACATTACATAATTTTACCAAACGGAATGTAACAAACAAGGAAGGTTGTGTTCGACGGCACAACCTTTTCTCTTGACTAGTGTTGTGTATTTTCTTTACCCTTTGCAAATAATGAAAGATAAAGAATATAATTATCTATAGAATGATCAGAAAAGTTATCAATTTTTCCTCTCTTTATTCCCATCCACATACCACGCCAGCGATCCTTAACACGCTGCCACCTAGTCAAATTGCGAACATTGCCATATGCATTCATATAGTGTTCTTCGCCATGATGTGTATAACCCATCCATTTATAAGGAACAGTAGTGACAATGTCATTATTGTTCTTCCAACGATGGTGTACGACACCTAAATGGACAACATAACCTTTCCAACCTACTCTTGGTGAACCATAAGTGTATAATTCCTCTGGATTTGGCAAACGTGTGTTAAAGTGACAGCGACTTGCCATTATAGTTGCCATTGCAGCTCCTAAACTATGACCGCAGAACCAAAGTTTTTGCTTAGGTTGCTTTGACATTAGGTCTGCCATTATTCTTGGCCACAGTTCATCTACTTCTGCTTTAAATCCTCTATGAACTCTACTAACAGTTTCAGCAACGACAGGCATTGCTTTTAAATCTGCTGCAATATCGTTAAATTGTGTAGGTTGTGTTCCGCGACACGCAATTACTATATCTGTGTCATTCATAAAACGATATGCTTGCGCACCGTCTTTGTTATAAAATTCTACTTCAGTGAAACCTAATCTTTCCGCTTGCTTTTTAGCTACTTTGATGTTATTATAAGATATCTTGGATAGTCTAGCAAATAAAAGAGAACGTTTTTTGAAGTCAATGTCCTTAATACCGCTTGTCATTGTTTTCTCCGTTCGATGTTATAATATTTATATGTGTTAAGACACTAAATACTGCATAGGAATGGAAAACATGAAAAAACGTACTAGATCAATTTTAGAAGAACTTAACAGTGTCCACGGGACTCGCGACAACGAGCGTTTGATTGAGTCTACTGCTAATAATATTATAGAAAGTTCTATTAATCTTTTAAGCAGAATTCACGAACAATTTGATATGGAAACTGCTTCTGAACTTGAAAGACGTTTTATTAATAGTATTAGATCGGGAGATCCCCGTAAGTTCCGTCGCAGCATAAACAAAATTATAGAGAACAAAAACAATGACAATACTTAACGAAGGCGGAAACGTATTTAAAACACCACAAGGTCCTTTGACTCAACGTATTGCTACAAAGGATGTACATCCTACTATTCAGTTTATTGAAAAGATTACAGGCTTGACCTTTGACGAAGAAGATTGGTTAGGTACAACAGGTAAAAAGAATGATCCAGACGGAGCGTTTGAAAAGAATAGTTCAGGCGACTTAGATCTAAACACAGATGCAAACAAAGTAAGCAAAGAACAATTGATTGCTAAACTAAGTGCATGGCTTGCAACACAAGGTGTTGACAAAGCAGATATTATGAATCAAGGCAGAGGGAAGACAGACGGCTGGATACATAACGCAGGAGACCAAATTCACTTCCGTACACCTATTGACGGCAATTCTAAGAATGGCTTTGTGCAGACTGACTTTATGTTTACATCTAATCCTGACTTTCAGCGTGGAGCCAAGCGTGGTGGAACACAACAATATTCAGGCAAGGACAGAGCTATCTTGTTATCAGCAATTGCTAGAGGCAGAGGCTTAAAATTTAGTCCTAAGTTTGGATTAGTTGACCCAGAGCAAGGCGACAAAGTTATTGCTGATACATGGAAAACAATTGCACCAGCGTTGTTAGGTAAAGGTGCAAAAGAAACTGATACACATACTGTTGAAAGTATGCTTAAATATTTAAAGAAAGATCCAAACTACGAAGAACTGATTGCTCCGTGGAAAGAAGCGATGGAGAAAGCAGGTAAAGAAGTTCCTGAGTCACAATCTAAAACACTAGAAGATAAACAACTTGATCGTATTAAAGAACTAAGCGGAGTATTGTTAAACAGTACTGTAATGGTATCAGGAAGTTTTGTAAAATGAGATGGTCAGAGTTTAAAGTATTAAAAGAAACCTGGTTCTGTCAAAAGTGTTACACCGAGCCTTGCATCTGCAAGGACAAAGACAGAGACACAGGTAATCAACTCACAGAAGCTAAGGTAGGTAGAGAATATCAACACCTAGAGGATCTTGTATTTGTTAAAGGTTCAGCTGGAGCATTAGAAGCTGCTGACATCTTAGAAAAGATGGGCAGTGACTCAGGCGATATCGCAATCAAATGGGACGGCAACCCTACTATCTATTGGGGGCGCGAGCCAGATGGAGAGTTTGTACTTGTTGGCAAGAACGGCTGGGGCCGTAATAAATCAACAAGCGCAGAGAATCTTATGAATTTTATTAGAAGCTCAGGCAAAGGTGTAGAAGAAGAGCCTTGGCGCGAAGACTTTAGTGAAGAGATGGCAGAAGTTTTTAACATAATGAAAGCAGCTACACCTCCAAACTTTAGAGGATATGTATACGGTGATTTGTTATACAGTCCACGTAAACCCTTTACTGTAACTAAAGGTGCAGTAGAGTTTGAACCCAACAATGTCAAATACACAGTAGATACAAAGGGCCAACTCGGTGGACGCATAGCGAATTCAAAAGTTGGTGTAGTAGTTCACACAAAATTTGACAGTTGGGGGAGCAAACAAGGCACTCCTATTAAGGATGTAAAAGAACTTAACTCGCAAGATGCAGTGGTGTTAGGACAAACTTATGTTACACACCAACCAAAAGTAGATACAAAAGAAGTAAAAAGTATTAGAGCCTACGCAGAAAAAAATGCACAAGCAATTGATCAATTCTTAGCAGGTGAAAAAGGTTTAAGTAATCCTGCAGGAATTATATATACATATATGAATCACATGACTCGAACACAACAAATAAAAAATATAGAGTCAGGCTTTTTTGATTGGCTCAAAACATCAAAAGTAAGTCAAGGACAGCAGCAAAGATTAGCAGCAATGAGTCAAAGTAATCCTAAAGCACTACCTGCTATTTTTAATCTTGTAAAACAAATTATGTCTGCTAAAGATCATATCATAGATCAATTAGACGATGCTGATGCAGACGTTAAGGCAACAACAAAAGGCGAGAAGGGTGGCGAAGGTTACGTGGCTCTTGGAAGTAAAACTAAACTAGTACCACGTACTAGATGGCAACCAAATTAAAAACAACCAAAGGAAATAGATAT